GAAGCGAAGGAACCAGTGATTTCGCACGCGCCAGTGACGTGTTAATTATTCTGGACTTGAATTCACTGGAATAATTGCTATTCTTAGCTTGAGAAAATAAACTCTTCATCTGCCCAATATATCTATTATCTGCCTCTAGCTGCTTTCTTACTCCCCTTAGTATATCTTCTACTAGCTTAGCTTTATTATATTCAGTGAGTCTTTCATCCTTATCTAAACCTTCCCTAATGATTCGATTCATCTTAGATAAATAGCTACTATCAACTGAGCGAGAGAAGTTATCCATTTCCCTCGCGTCAATCTCAGTTAATCTCTGCCTATACTGTTTCTTTTCCTCTGATTCCTTTTCTTCCTTAACCTCAGACTCACCCTTAGTTTTCGCATCGAGATTCAAATCGCCAAAGAAATAGCGGTGAATATATAGCGCAGCCCTGCCTAAATCTCCATCCTTGCCATTACCTTCTCTGAAGGCTGCCCTTAATAATTGCTTTATTGGAACGGCTGCTGCTTCATAATAAACTTCTTTATGTTCTTTCTGTAAATAGGGTAGTAGACGGAGAGCGAGTTTTTCAAAGCTCTCCTTATTAGTATCAGCGACTACCTTTAGTAATTTGTCAGGATTGCCATCTTGTATAATATCTTGTTCGATTCTTCCCAATACATCAGCCCGTTCAGCAGCAACTTGAGCATCTTGAGGTGTCGCGAAGAACTGAGAGAATTGAACGTCTCGGTAAATCGCTGCTCTAATGTCTGGAAACTTCTTAAAGAAGTCTGGATAGGCTTTCTTGATATCACTAGCCCTTGTGACTAAATCTAGCTCCTTCTCCTCTTCGTCTTCCGCCTCCTCCTCCTCTTCCAGTCCTTCCTCCTCTTCATCCTCATCTTCTAGTTTATCATCATTTTTATCCTCATCTGGCTCTCCTTCCTCATCTTCTCTAGTATCATCATCCTTTCCTTTCTTATCTCTCTCAGTCTCCTCATCGCCTTCTTTCTTGTCATCTTCTTCTTTTTTGTCATTCTTTTCAGTCTTATTATCCTGTAAGGCAGATAAATCAGTTATAGCTCCAATTCCCCCTTCTGCTGCTCCTACTGGGAAGAATAGAGGAAATAAAAATTTACTAACATATTCAAATAACATAGATACTATCCTTAATTAGACCACTGCATACTTGGAAATCTAGTTTTATATGTTTTCCATTCTTCTATTATTTCTCTTATCTTCTCTCTTCTCCTTATTCCCATTAAAGTATAAATAGTCATCATCCATTGGATAGCTAATGAACCATTAATATGAATCTCATAACCCGGTTTCTTATTATAGTGAAATCGATACTCTCGTTTGTGAATTGTTGGATTACTTCCAATCAAAGCCGCAGCTCGCTCTACAATATCTCTATCATTCATTTGCAATTTAAACTGAAATTGTTTATAATCAAATTTACCATTTCTAGTATTTTTTGTTATGACATGAGTTATAAAACAGCCTTCGCCCTCAAGTAGTCCTGCCAACCAATAAATATTTTCTACCCTTCTTTTCATAACTATCCCTCCGATTGATTAGAGGCAGTCGGCGGCATTTCGCCGGGAGCACTCATTCCAGTGGGAGCAATAGTCTTAGCCTGAGCAGCCATTTCATGCTCCCTATAGTGCAAGATACAATTTTGGTATCCCTGTGGGTTTGTTTTATAAAGCTGGACTCCTACACTTCCGACTAGTATATTTTTTAGCACTAACATTTGCAGTTGGTGGTCGTCTACGACGATATCAATGGGAACTGATGAATGCTGTCCATCTAGAGATTGACCTTGACTCAACTCATAATATTCGCTAAATTGCTTGTTACGGTCACATTCACCCGGCAGATAGAATTCTGGCATCCCAACCATTTGTTTTAGGTTTTCAATATTATTTGGATGTAAAACTATCTGCCCTACTTCTGGGATTTGTAATTGAATCAATTGCATGAAGAAATCTTTTTTCTGACTCCAACTCTGCGGAATCTGCTGACTTACTTCTGGCTCGACGTGTCCAATCTTACCTTTTAACTGACTCGTTCGCACCCACACATTCACGAAGGTGCCATTTTGTTTCTTTGAGTAAGATTCGTCCTCTTTCAGATTTTCTGCATAATCCGTGACACATTTCGTAATCAGCCGACTCCAGAATACAGATATAATCTGCCAAGTTAATTGGAGCCTCTGTAAAGCTCTATTTCTAGACTCCTGGTATACGGCAGCCGTATCACTCCCCTCTGGTGCGCCTCCAAATATTGAAGGAAATGCCCCGCTGACAAATTGCTGTTTTTGTGTGAGTGATTCCGCGAATCTTGTATATTCTCCAGAGAGAGTAGCCGTTTGAAGAGTATGAAAGCCATCGCTAATAGTTTTATCGGGACCAGGAGGCAAGGCTGGAACTATCATCCCCGGCGCTGCCCTCGTCTCCTTATATTTTTGAAGATTTAGTGTTTTAGGGTGGGCGAATGTTTCTGGGATTCCATATTCTATAGACTGCAAGCCTAAATTAAATATGTCTGTCTCTGCATCGGCTAGTGGAACTAATAAGTTACCGTGTGGCTCTCCGTGGACATAATTGCTTCTAGGGTCAAAACTCAGCGTCCATTTATCATCGAGCTTCTCTACTTTCTTTTCCACTATTGTATCGCCAATAATCGAAGCGGAAACTCCATTAGGATACTTAGACTCCAAAAATTCGGCATCCTCAATAGCTAAATGATAGAAATACCAAGGCCGGAACCAAGCAGTCCTTAGAGTAGTAATATTCTTCATTACACCTGAATTATACTCTAGAGGCAGCCTGCTCCATCTCTCATATCTCCCAGTATCTCCGCCCTCGGCGCCAATTTTATCTGCGAATTCACTATAGACCTTCTTGAATTTCGCTATGTGGTCCTCTAGGCGTAAAATAAGATAGCCAATCGACTCCTGATTTCTAGCATAGAACGGAATCTTTACGCTAGTCATCCCAAATATATCAAACCTGCTTCTTCCTTTTGGTGTCTCTTCGTAGCCTACTACTTCATCTTCATATTCTATTCTTGTCCCTGCAATTTCTGGCGTTACATTCTGATTACAATTTTCGCAAGTCTGCTGAGGCATCATAGCCTGCGCTGCACCTATCGCAGCCCGTTGAATATCTGGAGACTTTAATACATCAGGATTTAAACTTTTATTATTTACAATGTCCGTAGAACCTAGTGTATTACCACATTCGGGACATTGTAAGTCTCCTACTAGCTTCGAGTTAGTTTCCGTAATAGGTTTTCTAATGACGCCATAGGCGGAGTCTTCTTTATAGTAATTATAGCCAAAGATAGTTCCTTGATTAAAGAAGAGAGTAATAGCCTTAATTAGCATTAAAGGAGCTAGATTATGCTTGGCTACTAACTCGCTTATTCTCGTATAGGCTTCCGCTGTTTCTACGTCATCAGAATCCTCTGAGTCGTCAGGTGTAAATTCTACATTCGGCAGGCTTACCGACAACGCAGCAATCAAAGACTCTAAGAAAGGCCGATAGATATTGATTTGTTTAATATCTTCTAGCTCTTCTACCTCTTTAACTACTGATTCTAAAGCCCTATAGTCCCTAGCTACTTCATCATAGAAGAATTTCTGCATATTAGAGAAGTAGCATTCATTTCTCTTTGCTTCTCTTAGAGGTCTTCTCCTTATATCTTCATCTTCTCTCTCTGCCTCTATTATTAGTGTTTTTAGTAGTGTATCTATTCTCTCTTCGTCCGCGTCGCTCCGCTCCGCGTCCGCTAGAGGGGATATATTATTTCCCAGCTCATCCGAGGAAGTAGTTGGGTCAATTAAAGCAGGAGGATACAATTACCTAGATTCCTTTCGATTAGCCCAGTTCAAATTCTCTTGAAATAATCTCTCAGCTTCCGTCATCTCATCTCCAACTGCAACTCCAGCAGCTTTTCTGGCCTCTTCCTCTGCCTTCCTTCTGATGCTAGATAAAGTATGGAATCTTTGTACCGGCTTCATCCCTTCTATATTCACTTCCTCTCTTCTCGACTCGGCGATAACTCCTAATTTCTCAAAGAGAATTTCTTGTATTCTTCTTCTATCCTCCCTCTCCTCCTCGAATAACTTCTTATAATCAATGAGTGTGGAACCTCCTAGAGCCAAGCCTCCTATGCCCTCTGACCGCAAAGGTTTCATCAGCGGAGGATTCCTTCCCAGCCAAAAATTCCAGATTCCTATAATAAGAAGTTTGAGCTTCAGAAGTATGAATTTGAGCCTTCTCATATAGCTTCTCTAATTTCTGCCTTCTCTCTAATTCTTCCTTGCCAGTATCTACAAATCGGTGAGCACATTTAGTAGCTAATCTTAGAGCTTCATAGGGGTCATCGCCATCAAATTCTGCGACATCTTCAGGATTAATTTCGGATGGGATGCAGGCTGGAATTACATCTATTAGTTCTTTATTCTCTCTTCCCTCTGGACCGTGCGAAAGAATCTGTAACTTCGGCAGATTATTCTCCGGTTCCTGAGGCTTAAATAAATTCAAGTATTCAAAGTATTTATCCTCACCCTGCATCCGTAGGATTTTCATCGCTAAATCAGTATCAAACTCAATAAGAGGCAAATTCAATCTAGGCTTCTCTTTCCATCGAAGGTATTCATGCACCATAGATTTGCCAGCTATCCTATCTCTATCTCCAAGTCTTACGTCATACTTGCCCTCGAAAGCCTCTATAATCTGTTCTCTAATAGTCTTTTCTTCACCCCTATGCTGACCTGCTGAGTGGCAAATTACTACATCCTCTAGTTTCTCCTCATCTGGCAGTCCTAGTTTAGATAGATTTGCTAATTCTCTACCCCAAATTTTAATAGGCGTCTTCGTCCAAGCCCATGTTCTATAGATATATAATCTTCCGGCCGGAGAAATTGCTGCCCAAATAGCAAAGGTCATCGCTGTCCAGCCCCAATCTATACATAATATTCGAGGCCACCAGCTCGGTATTATCTCTTGAAGATTAAAGCCTCCAGAGCCTTGTGGAATTTGTATAACATGAACCGCATTCTCAGGCTCAGAATCAAGCCTAAAAGCCCGAAATTCTGAGAATACTTGGCCTTCATAACTATTCCAATCTCCATAGAGCTTTGCTCTCTTCTCAACTTCAGGTAATCCCTCAAGTCTTTGTAGATAGGTTGGGTCATTAAGCAGTAAGTGAGGATTGTCTCTACCCAGAAATGGTATAAATATCCTCTTAACTTTCGTAGACTTATCAATGATTATCTTACCACCAAATGGTGCCGGGTCCACAAATCTAGACTTAAAAAACTGATGCCCGATATTACCAGGGTTTGTAAAGCTCCTAGAGAATGCTGGTAGGTCTGGACTAGAACTTCTGCATCGAGTAATAGTTAAGTAGAGATATTGAAAGCCAGTGAAATGTGTAGACTCATCCCATAGAATATTATTATACTCTGCTGTATCGTATCTCCTTACATCCTGCTCTCTTTCGGCATGTCCATTTTGTATGATAGCACCGGACGGCCACTTCCATCTTTTCTTAGTCTCATTATAGACTGCTCCCATTTGTCCATACCATTCATGTTGTCTAGGGACAATTTCTTTTTCTATATCTGGATGAGTCCTTCTCATTATTAGGGCTTTATATTTTGGATGCTCAGTAAATTGCCTAATACACGGTAACATAATTACTAATGCAGTTTTGCCAGGACCAGCACTTCCTCCTCCTAGACATTCAAAAATTGAATCTGGTATTTGTAAAACTTGCTGCTGCTTCTCATGGGGTTTCCATGCTTTCTCTAGAACAGACGTAGCATTCCCTATCGCGGATGTATCCGTAACCTCTAGAGGATGCTCTCTAGGATATGGAACTTCTCTAGACACTACTTATTTACTCCCCATATCACTGATTCCGTAATTATCTATTCCATTTTTCTTCTTTTTCTTCTTATCTCC